GGTGACTCTACCACTAACTCTTTCATATTCTTTTCAGGGACAGACGCTTCGGCTACTGAGTTTGTAGGCGACAGGTTTGGGAGAACTTGGGTAACCGGCCCTAATCAAAATATTGTAAACGGTAATTTCCTTGTATACTTCTCCTCTACCGATGCAGCTTCGGGAACAGCGGCGACGGAGTTATATGGGGGACCTGCTCAAGTCCTCCACAGGCAAGTTGGAGCCCCTATAGCATCTTCCAACTCTACCAGCCTCGCAGAGCTTGTATCATATACTCTTCCTGCTAACCACCTAGCAGTGGGTGATATTGATATTAGGATTAGAGGTCGTCAACTTGCACAGGGTTCAAACCTTAGATGGAATTTTAAAATAGGTGGAACCAACGTGCTTAATTCCAATATATCTCAAGGCACCTTTTCAGATTTTACGACCTATGACATGCATATTCAAATATCAAAAACGGCAACCGATAAGCAGTTAGTGACTGCTAGTTTCAGACAGGCAACGGGATCAGGGTCGTCGGCTGGACGAGGTAGTTGGGCAGGTATACACCGAGACGGGATCATTACAAATGATAGTGTCACTGCTGATGAGAGCACTGATTTAGCCTTATCTCTTGAGGCTCAACAAACCTCCTCATCTTCAACAGTTACCGTGGACCATTTTAGGGTTACACTGATGCCCGACCCTATCTAACCTAAAAGCATATCACCACGTTTAAGTGAGTTGAACAGGCGAGTGTAGAAAAGTTCACGAAGAGAATCTAACTCTCGTAAGACACTCGTCAAATTTCTCACCGTTGTCTCTGTAATCTTCTCATCGTCCTTGATGCCTTTTAGGATATCTGTGCAGGCATCGAGCATATTCTGCTGATCTTTCGTAATCTTGTTGATTGTATCGATCTGCGCTTCTTTTGTAATAATCTCAGAATCGGACATTGTGTACCTCGAACTTTAGTCTCTTATAGTGTTGTATTCTTTGTTTTGAGTGATTCTCCAGATAAGGTATGCGATCATAGAAGTCGTAGAAATACATCTTATCTTTACCGTCTGCTTTACGAATACCTCTGCCTAACCCCTGTAGTGTGGGAACTTCACCTGATAAACCTCTAGCGTTAATCATGTGAGTAATCTCATCAATGCTAATACCAGTCTGCATGACGTTAGTGCCAATGATTGTAGCAGCCTTATCGTCCTTTACAAACTTGTTGATGATATCGTATCTACTATCGATATCATCCTTACCCTCGATTGTATAGCAGTTACCAACCCTTTCTTGTAAATTCTCAATGTGCTGTAAGTTCTTTACAAGAATTAGAATCTTTGCTTTAGGATTAGACTGGTATATCCTTGATACAATTGTCTTAATCTTGTCATTGCGCCTATCACAGTTTACTACGTATTGTTCGTATATGTCAACGTAAGATAATCCGTTTTCAACAGATGATACGGGCGTGTTATCTACGACCTGAATAATTGGTTTAGCGAGTGCTCCATCCTTGATTAGATCTTCTGCTGTGCGGGTGGTATAGACAGGACCGAAAGCGCCCTCTAAGACCATTCTAGCGTTGATATCTTTTGCCCTCTCCCTTGGAGGAGTAGCAGTGAATGCAAGCCTATAAGCAGCATTAGGGAAGCTCTCAACGGCTGCTATAGTTGTTTCTCCCTTGCAAAACTGGTGAGCCTCGTCAACCATTAAGAGTTCAGTCTCATTCAGGTGTGTATCGATAATACGTTCGATGCTCTGTACAGTAGACAGCATTACTTTGCCAGGAACATAACCTTCTCCCGAGTTATACCCAAGGTCCCGAATACCACACTTCTTAAAAAACTCATAAGTTTGGTTTAGGATGCCTTTCTCTCTAAAAAGCACAACTGCCGTGATGTCTTTTCCATGCTGTAAAGCTGCTATACACCCTGCCATAATTAGAGTCTTACCCGACCCTGTCGGGCTATCGACAATTGCTCTCTTTCGCTTGAGACATTGATATATGGCTTTCTCTTGATATTCGCGGTATTCGAAGTTTCCGACTGATGGGATGAATGACTCTTCTTGTTCTGGCTTGTTTTCCCACTCAATGTCGGTTGCTCCGATGTCTTTTAAATCTTTTACGATGCGAGACAACAGACCAGTCCTAAACTTTCCACTAGTTGCAAAATATCTTTTCTTTCCATCCCACCGTCTTTTTTTGTAGGCCGGTGAGTATTCATGTCCTGGGACTGGGAATGAATACTTTTCCCTGAGAGCCCCGATTATCTTGGGATTATCCGTCTCCAGCTTAGACGTTAAGTTCCCGACTACTATTTTCATATACTATAATAGTTTATTCAAAAGCATTGCAATTTTTATGAGTAAACTTAAACAAGTACAACCTACAAACTCAGATCAGTATGATGAGTTGTTAGATAAGATGTTCGCCGGAGTAGAGTCTCCTCAATCTCTTATCGTTGATCTACCCTCTAGAAGCAAATTTTACACTAACGTAAAAGAAGTTGTGGTAACCCCTTTAACCTTTGAAGAAGAGACAAAAATCATTAATTCAAAAGGAAAGGGAAATGACATCATTAATCTGATCCTTGAAAAATGCGTCAAGGGTATTGAAATATCTGAGCTTTTACAAATCGATAAACTTTTTCTTCTCATGAAGGTGAGAGAGGCATCGTATGGAGCGATCTACAAGTTTGATTTAGCTTGCCCTGCCTGCGCTGCACACATTAAGACAGAGATTGATATCGCTAACGACCTTAATGTTAACTACGTCTCAGACGACTTTGAAGATCCTCGAACGGTAACCCTACCCCAGCTAGGTGTCGAAGCTGTAGTGAGATTTCCTAGAAATCATGAGGAGGGGTTTCACTCAGATGCAGAAAGCTTGGCCAAGAATTTATACAGATTTGTCGTGGCTCTGAATGGTGAGACCAACTCTGTATTCATCTCAAAAGCCATCAAGAGGATGCAAATTGCTGATGTCAAAACGATAGCTAATGAGGTCACCAAAGGGGAGTTTGGGTTAGATCCTAGATTCCTATTTGAGTGCCCCTCCTGCGGTCACAACACGATGATGGAAATACCTCTGGATGCAGCTTTTTTTTCGGTGACCTAATAGACTCTTTATCCTTTGAGGAGTTAATGCGTCAAGCCTACATATTAGTAAGCAAGACTGGGTTTTCTTATTCAGATGTAAAAAAGATGACTTCAAACGAGAGGATGGCCTTTCTAAACATGTATGTCGAAGAGATGAACCAGATGAAAAATGAGGCTTCAAAGACATGAGAATCAATGGCAATAAGGTAGATACACGACACCAGAGACCAACGGTCTTGGGTCCGACTGCATTACTTCTTTACTTCGTAAATGATGGTCAATACACTGACCCTTACGCTATCAGTGGAGTCTCGATATTCGCAGCCTCAAACAACGAGTCTCCCAGTTCGGTGATCACTGCTGACGGGCAGATTGATGCCTCTTCATCGGTAACTGGTAGCATCTTGATGCATTTTTCTAATAGCGCATCCTTGACCACCGACAGCGCGTTTGACGCCAGCAACTACAATGCTGATAATTTGGCTTCTGGCATTTACAAACTCGACACTGGCCAATATGCGTGTGTCCTTCTCCCGAGTTCAACTGTACCAAGCGGAGTATTTAATCTTTCTGGGGATCAGACAATACTAAATACGCTGTCTTCAACGGGTAAGTATATTGATGTATGGACGGTTCAAAGAGTTGCTGGGTCTGACCTAGACACAATAATCAATGACTTTACATTAACAGAGGATCGATTCTTTGGAATTACTGAGCCTCTTCTTTTCAGAGTAAATACTCGTCTAGAGAACAATCACTTAGTTCTAGGATCTAAGGTGGATCTCAAGTTTGTTAATGAGTTCACCTTAGAAAACGCTAACGTTGATAGAAGCATTGTAAACTTGTTTAAGGAATCTCTTGTCATGGATCCCATGATTGAGATCGTGAAGAAGAATACGGACAGAAACTTACCGTCTAGAGTTACCGTATCAGGGTATACTGACACATCGGGTTACATGGATGTGACATCTGAAAACACTGCGATCTTTACGTTTGATACAGATGCTCTTAAGACCCATGCCGAAGTTGTTGCTGGAAACCTAGGCTCACTTACAGGCACCTACGCTGTCAGGCTTAAGTTTACCGCGTTGAATCAGACCATTGTCTCAGATGATCTAGGGTTTATCATACGGTAACTCTTCTTGTCCTAAAGAAGTCCGACTCTTCCAGAATGATATTCATTGTGTTTAGTTCTCTGGTATCTTGAGCAGCGTTTTTTAGGAAGTCTGGACCTTTCTTAACGAGCACTTCATTCCAATCCTTGTAGGGGTGTGGTGGGGTGCTCATTAGTATGTCGTCTCGACAAATCCAGTTGGCTAGCTCCAGGAATTTATCTCTTCCTTTGGATCCAGCGTGATCAGAATCAAACGCACAAACTAGAGGTCCTTGATATTGTCCTAGTTGAAGCATCTGCTCTCGGCTCGTAAAACAGCTTAGAGTGGTCGTTGCGTTTAGACCTACCTCCTGTAGACTTAGGCAATCAAAGACGCCCTCAGTGACGTACAGGGGCTCATACGAGCCATAATCGTAAGGGTACAAAACCTGAGAACTCTTAAGGTCTTTACAGTTAAGGTATCGCGGAAGCTCGTTCCCTAGGGCTCTTGCTTGGAAGTAGAACAATTTACCCTTCCTGTTAATGAATGGAATGATGAGTCTGCCCTTATAAGGACCCCATTTGGCTAGCATGAACTTTGCACTAGGAACCATTCTGCTCACAGCAAATGGATGATCTTCGACGAACTTGAAGTCCTTAGCGTCCTCAAGATTCGAATCAATCTTGTTAGTGTCGAACCTGATAATCTTTTTAGGTTCGCCGTTCTCGTTGAATTGTTCAAAGGCAAGATTTACCTTTGCCTCTGCATACGAGCACTTCTCCATCAAGACGTATAGTTTGATAAAGTTTCCCGTCTCTCCAGTCTTGAAGCATCGCCAAAGACCATTCTCGACATTGATGGACATATGCCGCTTGTAGTCATTGGGCAAGAAAATAGATGGGATTACCATCTGTCTTCCGTCGCTCTCAAGTCTATAATTATCTGAGAACTTTTCCATACAGTACTTTCTAATATAGGAATCATTCATCATGTTTATAAATAGTATTAGTGCCTCTAAGAGTGACATAATAGACCAGTGCCTGTGGAAATACAGACTGAGATACATCTTGAAGCTGCCGGGATTCGGCTCGAAGAATGAGGATGCTTTGAATTTCGGATCCTTTATTCACAAGATATTTGAGGTAGGTTACAAAGAGAAGGACTTAAAGTCCTTGTTGAGGATAGCGGAACAGGAGCGGCCAGTATACAAGGTTCCCTTCCACGAAAACGACAGAATGAAGTGCTGTCTGGAGAACTTCCTAATGTGGAATCAGAAGCTTGGTGAGACGGTCTCTACTGAGCAGACGTTCAACATTCCGCTGGATGAGAAGCACGAGATCAACTTTATAGGAGTTATCGACCGAGTAATCAAGGGTTCAGATGGTGGATATCTCGTTATCGACTACAAGACATCTAAGCGTGAAAAGAAGAAAAAGACGCTCATGGATGATAACCAGTTGAAGGGGTATGCGTACGCTATTCATAAGACGTATGACGTTCCTTACAACAAGATCTACTGTGCTCACTACTACCCTGTAACAGGAAACTTCGTGTCAGTCAAGTTCTCCAAGTTCCAGATTGATCGTTGGAAGAAACAACAGACCGAGAAGGTTTGGAGAATCCGTAAGAAGAAGAAGGATGAGTTCTGGGCTCAGGAGAACATCTTCTGTGATTGGTGCGAGTATAAGGAAGCTTGTCCTAAGTTTCACTCAGAAGAGGATGTCTGCAAACGGATTGACGAGCAGAAAGCATTAAAGAAAGCTAGCAACAACGTAAAACCAGAAAACAAGAAGAAGAATGTCGATAACTCCCTTAAGGGGTGATGGTCTTCCGATAGGGACGCCACCATTCTTGTTCTTGAACATGGCACGGTCAACAGCGTCTTCGATTTGTTGTTCTAGGTCTTTATTCATAGCTGATTGCTTTTAGTGATCCTGAGATTATAGGTCTGTAGATCTCGTAGTCAATATCTTCCAGGAAACTTTCTACAACTTCTTTATTAAATCCAGAATCAACAGTCAGGAACTTTTGAACAATTTTAAGCTTTAAAGGTTTTCTAGTGTCTAAGGACTTCAACAATTTGATTTGAAACAGGCTAGGAAGTCTTTTACCGTATTTAAAAGACCATTTATCGGTAAAATCACTGGAGAAAGTAAAGTTCAGTAAGTCAATTATCTCGACTAAGTCTTCTTCTAATGTATTCATAGTAATAAATAGTTATAGAGACAACCCTTATGAATAATCATAAGAATCTCTAAAAATACTAACAAATTACATGGTTACCACAGAGGAAGCACTTACCAGATTGCAGAGCGATTATGAGCAAGTGAGACTAGTCAGCACCTCGTATTTAGGGGTCGGACCAGGGGACATTGTAGTGGTCTCGTACCCAAGAACGAACGAGGTGACTCAGGCAAGAACACCAATTCAGAGAATAGGGTTTATCATGTCCTCAGGGGGAACCGCAGGAGATAGTGGTCTTAGAATCTCCACCAGACTGAATCAGATTCTAAATTTTGTAGATGCAGAATTGATAAACGAGGATGAGTTTGCGGATATAGTAGATAAATTATACAACGAAGAATTAGAGCCCATGGTCTCAAAATTCAAATATAAATTTGGTGGAGACATAGGTGGCATTACCATTATGGACAAATTCAAAACGTTTAAGATATCAGAGATTTCGGGGAAAAGTGTCCTCAGAATAGAGGTGGATAACGATGGTTAGTAATCCTAGAAATAAAGATTTAATTGATGCTTTGAAGTCGAATGTGCAGGCTCTTAGAGGCGCGACTAGATCCTTTGAGACTTATCAAGGTAAGCTTGCTAACTTCTTTAACCCCATAGATATGCTTGCTGATGTATTCAGGCAAACTGAATCCAATCAAGTTAAAGCGTTACAGTTAGGAACCACTGCAAACAAATTTCAACAGGCAAACACTCTCGCTCTGGAAAAGCTTCAGTCTTCCAACGTCTCTCTTCAAAAGTTCATGATTACATCCTTTGGGATGGGTCTTAGACAATTATCTGATGAGACTGTGAAGCTTGCTGATGAACTGATTATTACAGGTCAAGATACTGCTGGGCTGTCTCGTGCAATGGGTTCCCTCAGGCTCTTAACAGGTAACTCGATAGAGTCTACCGCGAGTCTTTCTCAGACAATTGTAGACACTTCAAGAGAAACTGGAGTTAGCACTGGTGCGTTAATCGATGCTCTGAATCAATTTCAAGGAGCGTTATTCGAAGCATCTCTATATGGTGAGACAGCGGTTCAAGGTCTTGCAGAGCTTGGTACAACTCTACAAGGTGGATTAGCAGGCGCACCAGGAGCCACTCAAGCTATTAACACACTCCTAGGTATGCAGGATGCTTTAAATCTAGTGCAGCAAGAGCAGCTTGGTTTGAGAGGGTTCTTTGATGATATTCGAAATAATGGATTCGATCAAGATAGGCACCTTCAAATGCTTGTAAATGCAAATGATAGATTGCAATCCATGATGGGAGATGATGCTATAACTCGAACTGCGATAGCTAATCAATTTGGATCTGCTCAGGTTAGATCTTTAGGTATTGTAGCACAAGGCATTTTGAACATGCAAGGTCTTTCTGAGGATCAAAAGAAAACTCAAGCTGAAAACCTTGAGAGTATGAAATCTTTTGAAGAGAGGAAGAGAAAATTCTTCAATGTTATTGCTCCCAAACAATATGAATTACTTGTAACCACACTTCCTGCGTTGGCGCTCGGCGTCGGAGCAATGCAACTCTCCAAGGGAATTTTTGGAGGTGGATTGATGAGAGGAGGTTTAGGAGGACTTATTGGAAGCATTCTCCCAGTAGCGGGTGCTGGCCTCGCTATTTACAACTTCTTCCCAGAGATAATTAAGCTGTTGAAGGGTATTGATGATAATACAGATACTGCCGCTGAAGAGGCTAAAAAGAAATTGGAGGAGCGTCGAAGAGCCAACCTTTCCATTAGTAGAGACTTTGATTCTACCTTAAGCATAATAGAAGCTCTCATATCCCGTAGTGGGGTGATGGGAGATATCAGCGTTGTCGCACCCTTGTTGCGTTCAATGAAAGAGCAGCTAGAGATTGCAAATAAGAGAGCGCCCGCCTTAACTGGTGGTAGTCTCACAGGAGGAAACTAACAATGCCAAGATTCACTTCTTTGAAAACATTTGAACAAGTTAAAAGACCCAGGAAGCTTCCTGAGCGTTCACACTTAGGCATAGAGTTTCCTCAGTCTAATGGTAGAGTATTCAGGACTTACATACCTTTCTTACAAAACCCTGTAATTACCGAGAGAGGGGAGTCCAACCTCAATCAGTATGATCTTGTGGGACGTGCGGGGTCTCTGTTTAGCTATGGTGGCGCTAAGTCTAGAGTTTTCAATGTTCAATTCAAGATAAACCTTCTTCACCTTTTGTACACTGATTCTACTGAATCTATAGATACTAAGTTCTTAAGGCAATTCAATCTCTTCTTCGCTGACGAAGAGAGAGCTAAAAAGGCTTTCAAGTTAAGACCGAGTGGTGAGTTTGATCAAGCAAATAAAAAAGTTGGTTCAGCATATGATGCTCTTTACGCGGCTGAGGATTTTGCAGTTCAGACTGCATTTGATAAGCAATTTAACACGATTGATCCTCATATGGCAGGCCCCAACGGGGAAGATTATAGTCATCTTCTAGGGGAGGATGCATTCGAGTATGACTACGGCAGGCATCAGTTAGCTCTTGATCAGATAGAATTCCAGGAAGTAAATGTCATGGAAGCTGAACTTGATCTTTTAGCATTGCAAGGTGACATAACCCAAGAGGTTATAGATGATGCTTTTGATCCTGAGACTAAGCTAGGTAAGGGCTTTCCGCACGCTGAGACCCATAGAACATTTTACAGGAAAGCTCTGGGTATCATGACGGGAGGTGACGAATCTCTCTTTCAAACTCCTTTATTTGATAGTATTGCAAATGACTTTATTGAGTCTTTGAATGTAAAGCCTTTGGATGGAGAGGGTCAGGTTCGACCGGGTATTGTAACCCCTCAGGAGCAGATAAACAGATTAAATAAGCTTATTAATTGTGTCTATGTCTGGATTAATCTTGTCCGAGCGACTACTTTGAATAACGCTAAAAATACAACTCAAGGGCCTCCGATTGTTAGGTTAAATCACGGAGCCATGTATAACAATGTCCCATGTGTGGTCGCAGATTACAACATTGATATGAATCAGGAAGCGGGATATGAAGTGGAGACTCTGACACCTAAAGAAATTACTATCAACATGACACTTAAGGAGTTCAGGACCAACGGAGAGTTCCAGCATGGCAGAATTGAGTTGGGAGACAACTTAGCTGGCTGGGAAGCTATTATAGATAATAATAACATTGATCCTTACAACGGAGCAATTAGCGATCAACCTCTGGAAGCTTTCCAGGAGAATCCCAATAATACCTTCTACGGTAACTAGTCTTAATAGATATAATCATGCCAAGCTACAATAATCATTTAAGCCAAGGTTACATAGAGACTTTGTTTAAAGAGAAGAAGGTTAGCTCTTCACTTAACTCTCCACAGTTTATGAGAACCATTAGAAGGTTGAATACTGGAAGACCCGAAGTTGGCATTATCCCTCCAGGATATGAGCACAGGGCTGATAGAATCGCTGAACTGTTTTACGGAAGCCCCACTCTCGACTGGGTGGTGCTTTGGACAAACAATATATCAGATCCTTTTGAGCAGCTAAACGTTGGCGATCGAATAAAGATTGTATCATTAACATGAAAGCTCTTACCGCAAACGTTTTTATAACAAGATCCTTGCCCGCCATGGATAAGCTTTTTTTTTCAAAAGAAAGGCTTAAAACATTTGATCAAAGGTTAAAGACTCTTTCTAAGACTCAACTGGAGCAGTCCTTCATTGCTAGCCCCATAAAGAATGATGGTCTTATGAATTTAGAGATGTCAGTTACCTCAAATGGTAATGCATCTCAAGGCAAAGGTCAAACTGTGACCATGAGGTTTTTAGAGACCTCAAAACTTCTTGAGTTATTTCTTTTAGAGAATGACCCTCTCTCTGAGATTGTATCAGCCAGAGAGGAAGAGTTTAGGAGAATGCGAGATCCAGGTCAGTCTACAAATGTTAAATCAAACCCCCTATCTAAGTCTAGCATTACCGACCAATTAAATAGAACTAACAGATATTACTTAGCTTTCGGCACTGGCTCTGATGTTAAGAAATGGTCTGGCCCTTTCACAATGCAGCTTGGAGGGGCTTCGCTGAAGAACGACTCAAATAATGTTCGCATGATTGAGCTTGTCTTCGTACCTGATCTTGAAAGCTACAAGAGTTGGTCCCCTAAATTTGGATCAGTGTTAGGCTACAATGACAACTTTCAAAACGCAAGTCAGTTTGTTTCAGAGGATACTGTGCAGACAGCGAAGTCTTCCATGTATATCAACGGATGTCAGGGTAAGATATACAACTTAGACCACCGACTTAGAGTTCTTCTTAAAAGGTACATATCTACTTTCACTAAAAGTGAAGGTAACGCAATCGTGGTCTTACCAGACAAGTTTGGCAAATTAGAGGTTGCTCGACCAACCTCGCGATCGTCTCGCCAAAAATATAGATTTTTTGAAGGGATATTCGAAAACTATTCAGACTTTGTTAAAACTGGTGTTAGATTATCTAAGTTTTCTATCAAAGATATACCCGATCAAATTAGCCCAAATAAAGATGGATTAAATTATCTACAGGATATTGGACTTGAGTTTATTGACAGGGTTAAGCAGGTGTCTCTGAATGCCAAGGATCTGGGTGACAAAGCTTTGGACACACTGCGAGCAGGAGGTCAGACGGCTAGAGATTTGCAAGAAGCATTTAAATCTGTTCAAGAAAAAAAGAGACTAGTAGAAATAAGCAGAGCAGAAGCAGAGTTTGAAAAACGCAAAAATTCGCGAGAAGGTCCCGAGGCTGGACGGCAACAGAGTTTTCTTGAATCTTTTGATGTCAATGTACTGCACGCAACAGTTTTCAATCCGGGTTCACCGATTGCCTTCAATCCTGGGCCTACAGAAATATTGTTTGATAGATTTTTCCTTGATGGGGTTAGAAATTCAGCAAACCTTTTGATTTCCACCGGACGACCTCAACCTTCTGTTGCAGAAATTATAATATTTCTACAAGAAGCTTTTAATCTTCAAAATTCAAATAATGAGCAGTTAACCGCTAACCTTAGGGACCGAGATATTGAAAAAGCTAACGCTGCTTTTGAGCAGGCAATGAAAACTAGAAGCCCTGAGTTTCTTAAGTTTGTTCAAGAGCAAGAGCTAGCAACTCTTACTAGTATTGATAAGGAAATTGAACCAATTAGAGCCACCGTCGCCGGAACTGCATTCTCTTTTAAAACTCCACCAACTTTACCGGCAAGTCCAGAATTTGTAGAAGGACTTGATGTTAATGCTCCCTTCGAGAGAAGGACCGCAAAACTAAGTCAACTAAACTATGAAGCTAACTGGGATTTAATGACAGAGTCTGCTAGGACTTTATTTGTCACCGAGGATAAGAACATAGCTTTACAAATGTTTATAGAGCTTAAAAATATAGCCGCTCAAGAGGTTTATGATGGGTTCTCTCCCTTAGTAGCTCCCTTAATTAAATTTGCAGCAGGTACGAAGTCTGCCTCGAAACAAAAATCAAAAACATCTCAATATGATTTTTTAGAAGAAAATGATATCAGGCTTTTAAAGCTTTGGGAAAAGTATGGGATCATAAAAGACTCTAGTAGACCCGCATTCATTTATGGTGACACGAGTGAGATTAGAAGACTCCTATATCTTGAAGGGAGCGAACCTAGTGAGCACTCGATAACAGCAGCTTTTGAGCTTGGGTCTTTTGATGACTTTGATGGTGAAGGCCCTTTCGGAGATTATAAAGCTTCCCCAAGCATTACGTCATTCGCGACTCCAAGAATGCTTGAAGTCTCAAAGTCTAAACTCCAGGCCCGCGACAAATATAAATCATTCGTTGCAGACTTCAGAAGAGAGTTCCCACAACCCCCGAAGCTCTTCCTGAAGCACAACGATGAGAATGCGAATGTGTTAGCTCTTAATTATAACGTTGATAAGTATCAAGCTGTATTGCTCAACTTGCCTGTGAGTCCTTCTTTAGATAAGGGTTACATCGGAACTTCAAGAGTTAGACTTGCTAAAGCAGCAGCTTCTGAGTTTGTCTCAGAAAATGTTGTAAATGCATTGTCAAAGATAGAGGCACCAACGTTCACAGAGTTTGTGACAGAGATGTCTCAAAGCTATCGAGGAGCAGCAAGTTTTGACGTAGCAATGAATCTTATCGAAAGTGATAAATTTGACGCGATTAAGGATAAAAAAGTTATAGATCTTCTTTCCGTATTATTTTTCATTCAAAATGTCGATACTGCAAGCTTTGGAAACGCGGAAAAATTAGGAAAAGAATTTGGAGTAACCAAGAAGATTGATGCTAATTCTTTGTTTGATCAATACTACGAGGCCATTCTCGATCAAACCATGAAGCTTTTGTATAACTGTAACGTCAGAACTTATCCAATGTTTAATGAGAAGATTTATTTCAAGAGGGGATGTAGATTGGACGGAAACACTGGAGGCATAGTCGGATTCCCTGAGAAGTTAAGGTATAACGCTCCCTACAATGGTGACTACACAGTGCTAGGTTTCAAGCATGTGATTTCAACCGATAACATCTATACTGAGTTTGACCTAGTCAGAGTGGGTATGGATCACAAGTTTGCATCTGGAGATGTTAAAGTTAAAGACTTCTTTTGTAAAGTGTTATGGGATAATCTTGGTATATCAAAAGAAGAGTATTACAAAAAGCTTGTAGATGTAAAGTTCAACGAAGTTCCCACTGATGAGAGTTTCTTGGCGTGGTTTCGAGCATGGTCCGCTAAAGCTAGCAATTACACTGGTCTTGGCAAGGCATTAAAGAATCAGGGCCTGGGACTTTCACCACAAGAAAGAACTAGGAACTACTACAAAAAGAACGGATTTATCAATGAGAGATTTGAAAGAATTGAGAAAGCTTTAAAAACAATGGGATGCTTATAAATGTTTAGAACAGTTAAAGGGCGAGTAGTCTCAAACATGGATGAGACTAGATCAGGTAGATTCATGGCGATATTTGATGAAATTTCAGATACGCCAGTAGAGGTAATTTACACTTCTCCTGGATACCGACTGAATGGTGGCGGGATATTTTTTATTCCTGAGAAAGGCGATGTGATTTTTGCGAACGAAGATCAGAAAGATAAAAAGATTTACTATCAATCAACTGTCGTGGACGCTCAGTTAGATGAAATCAAAGCATTACCAGTACCCAATTTTAAAGAAGTTCCTGACCCAAATACCTACAGTCTATACCAAAAGCCCGTAAAGGTCAATTATCAAAACCAGAAGGGGTCTGGTTTATGCATTACAAGCGAGTACACATCCTTCGGCCAAGACGAAAACACTCCAGCCCCTGCTCCTAGAATTGTTGATTCCGTGGTATTAAAGACTCCTCTTAATAAGAGACTTAGTCTTGATGACTCGCCTCAGACAGATGCTATCTTTATAAAGAATCAACATAAAGATGGCATTATCATTAGTGGAGATGCCACTAAAACTTTCCCGGCTCAAATGATTCAAGCTAAGTCTAGCGGGCCTCACTACTACACTTGTATGCAATCTCATATGGACATACGAGTTGTTGAGGGCACCGATATTACTATTGAAAACAATTCAACGGGAAAAATGGCTCAAACGCCCTCTGAGGATACTTGGCCTAACGGCTCAGAGAATCAACCGCCGAAGAGGTTTGGAGGAATATACTTAAGAAGTGAAAATGGGGATGTGTCCTTAGCCTCTAAAGCTGCGGACGGAAGAATTTTTATTACAACACCTAACGCTCAAATACAGATTCAAGAGGATGGTCAGGGAAGGAGTGACGTTGTTATAAAAACTAATGGTAAGATTAGCATGGAAGGCTCTGAAGGCATTGATCTCAGATCCAATAAATCTATTAGAATTGAAGCTGGGGAGGATATAGACATTCAAGCTGGAGGTGAGTTTAAATCAACTTCTGATGGTCAAGCCTCTATATCTAGTGGAGACCAAGTTGCGGTTGATGGCTCAGAAGTCCACCTAAACTCTGGTAACTCCTCACCAGCCCTCTTTGCTGAAATTACAGAACCTTTATTAAACGATTATAGCGACTAATGGTTAGATACGATTTAGATCTATTACGTCAAGTAGAAGGGATCGCAGGCTCTCTAAGCGAGGGTCAGGATCTCCTTGGAGCATTAGATGTTCAGTATGGAATTCCTAGCTGCATGATGAGACTAGGTAAAGATCTTTTAAGTCTTTTACCCACCAATGTTTTAGGAGGTATCAGAAATGATATGTCCATAGGTCGCAATGCTGCTGATGCTGTTACTAAAGCATTATCTCAAAAATTAAGAAATCTTACAGGTATAATCGAGTTTGACACTGATGAGGGCGTTTTTAGATTTGTTTCGGACGCTTCTCAATATGGTCAAGATACCAATTCATTAGCTTCACAAATTCAGGGATTTATTGGAACTGCTCAACAAGCGATTGGCTTTGGAACTCAACTTTACTCTAACGTTAATGCAGCGGTTGAGAGCGTAGAGGAGTTGGTAGATTGCGTTGGGGACTTCGCACAATTTTTAAAAGGAACTGCGGGTGAGTCTGGTGATCTTAGGGGAGGTTTAGGGGATCCTAGTCTAACGTCTGGCTTAAGCTCTACGCTAACCAACTTATACGGCCCTGACATTGAAAAAGCCGCCACTGCAAATGCATTTATAGCTGACGCAAATAGAACCATATCCGACATTGATGAAATCATTACATCGAGAGTTAATGACCCCTCTCTGGAGCCTAAATTAGCGGATGGACCTGAGGACCCTTCAACCTCTGGAACGGTGTTCAGGCTAGAGGCAGGACCTCCAGAATCAAAGTCTGGACAGTTCTTACTGTCTGTGGATGGTCTCTATTATGACTCTCAAACAAGTGGTGTCGCTCCTGCTTTACTTGAACTTAGTGTGAGGGATAAGGAGAGAGACCCCTCTCTCGATTGGAAGTTTGAGTTTGATCCAAACCTTGGAGGCAAGGGCGCTCCTGTGACTCGGGAGGCTCTAAACACTTACTTCAACACTATTTTTGATCCTAATTTGATTGATGAATCTGCTCTCCTTCAAAGATACTACGACGCTGACAATACTCTCGTCAATATCATTGGTCAAAGAGATAGAAAGATTTTCGATGTTTCGGCTGAAATAGATCAACACACCGCTCACGGTTCCTCTCAAGCCATCATTAACAACCTTAGGAAAGTTATGGTGGCTGAATCCGCTAACTTTATGGATAAGGCGAATAGGAGGAAAAAGCAAATTGAATTAGCTGTGAAGATGCCTCAAGCCTATGGTAAAGGGCAATTGTTCGAGCCAGGAGAAGTTCCTGTTAATGACTTCTCCTATTTGGCAGGCATAAACTATTCGCTAGATTTAGCTCAACAAAGAAGTCTAATAATTAGAAGAGATGAGGTAAAGGGTGTTGTTCTCCCAATTGAGACCAAGTTCTCTGAAGTTATTCAAACAGATGAAGATGTGACATTTGATCACCTTCTTGTTAATACGGTTCCTGATGGGGTCATTATTGACAGCGCAAATGCTTCAGGATCTACGTCAGCCTCTATTGCTGCTGTGCCTACGCTGGTTGATGAGGATCTATTTGCTCTCTATAATTACCTGACACTCAAGACAAGTGAGCCTTCAAGCGTCAACTATGATCTTAGGAACAGTACAAACAAAGGGGTATCTTACAATGCTCAAATAGTTGGTGATAGTAGAGAGATTTTAGATAAGGGGGTTGGTTTAGCTAATTTGAAGGGTGTTTGCAGGACTGATGCTGCGGGTTTAGTTTCTGGTAATGGCACTTTTGTAAAACTACCCCCACAGCAGGAGTTCCAAGATCTCTTATACAGTAGGTCGGGAGCCACCTTTGAAACTTGGGTTTATACGCCAGGATTGTCGTCTACTAGTCTATACAATCAAACTCCCGATGTGTCGGGCCTTTATAGACTTATTTTAGCCAATGAAAATACAGGTTCAGGGACTGGTATAGACTCTCAATCTGATATCTTAAACATGTCGTTAGATGACGGTGTCGGAGTTACTAGAGGCATGATTCTTGGCTTTACCAGAGACCGTAGATTTACACTGTCAAAAGCGCCCAGCAACTTAGAGGCAGACAACCCTGTTCATGACGTTGCACTGGTCATTGCGCCAACGCAATCCTATGATTCTTCAAGTGCTGGATTCTTGTCGAATAGATCAATAAACGACTCATGCCAATCTTCAAACTCCTGGAGAGGGTTAACAATTCCAGTTTCAAGCACTTTCAATGGAGTCACGCTGTCCTCCTGTGAATCCTCTTTCTGTATGTTGTCTGTTACTTTCAATCCCATACGCGATGAAATAAAGGTTTATCTTGATGGGAAGAGCATGATGACATCTGGCTATGAGGACGTTTTCGGTGAGGATTCACGTATTCAAAGACCTATGATCCCCTCAATCCCTCCTGATAACGCTTTTGAATATAATACTGCTAACATCTCGGCTGATTCTTTAGAGGCTTATCGTTATGGGCCTAAGAGAGACGAGTACTTTACTCCTTGGATTCTTGGCGGCGGATACACCGATGGCAACCCTGATGGAGGCTTTATGGGAGGCACTTATGGTGGCAAGGTTAGTGGTCTTCAAGGACATTTAGGATGCACTAGATTCTACTCAAAGCCCCTTAATGCGGCTGAAGTGCTAAATAATTATAACGCAACTCAGAGTTTCTTCAAGAATATTAAACTGTAATCATGGCCATACCTGACGATACTGATATTTACGGTAAGATTATACCGCCTAAGTCCAAAAAGGCCGTATCTTTAAAAGATCCTTACATCAAAGGCTTTAAGTATCCTTTTAGCTCTTCCTCTGGCAATGGCTACTTTTCAAAGGCCAGCGGTTTGGACTTGATTAAAAGTATGATCAAATCATTTATTCGGACTAATAGGGGCGAGAGATTCATGCTCCCAGACTACGGAGCTAATCTCCAAAAGTATTTGATGGAGCCTTTAGATCAAACTACTTTTAACCTGATAAAAGATGAAATAGAATTGTCCGTTGGTAAATATTTGAAAATACTTCAAATAAATAAGCTTCAGATCTTAGAGACCAATACTAATAACTTATTAGTTAAATTATTCGTTGGTCTCAAGGATTCACAGGCTGCTAATTTTGATGTAGAGGTTAGAATCTAATGGTATTCGACGGCACAGTAAAATCTGATTTTTTAAAGTTTATCCCCTCTGAATTACAGAGCAAGGAAAGGTTCATTAATTTTGCCGCTGCTGATTTCGCGTCATTAAGGCAAAACCTCATAGAATACGCTAAGGCTAATTTTCCATTAGATTACAATAACTTTAATGAGTCTGATTTTGGCATTTTATTGATTGAGCTTATGGCTGCGATAGGTCACATTCAATCTCACAAATCAGACTATTTGGCCAACGAGAACTTCTTAAGAACTGCTAGTGAACGAGCCAGTGTCAGAAAATTAATGGAGTTGATTGGTATCAGGATGAAAGGCCCCATAGCGGCGGCAGCGAACGCCTCTTTGTCATTCACTAGTGATGGTACTAATGCAAGCGCATTAACTTTAAGCCCCGCTCAAAGAGCAGTATCAATCACCTCTCCTGAAGATGGAGGCGCTCTTACTTATACTCTTTACAAGGTAAATGCTGATGGGAGTATCAACTTAACGGACAACACAGATTCGTTAGAGTGGGTGTTCCCCGTTAGTGGTTCACCTGTTATCACAAGTGCTGTTCTTTTAGAGGGCGCATTAGTGGTTGAAACTGGCACATTTACTGGGCCTGAATCCATTAAATCCATAAGATTGTCTCAGTCCCCTTACGTTGAGAAAAGTGCTCAAGTCTTTATAGACGGAAACACTACTACTAATGGGGTCTATCTTGAAGAAGAAAATATTTACTTCGCATCAGGAGCAACCGACAAGGTGTTTCAGGTCGTCTCAAACGATAACTTCGCCGCAACATTAGTTTTTGGGGATAGCACTATAGGTCAAGCACCGGCAGTGGGCGACAGATATACTGTTACGTACCGAGTTGGTGGTGGTAGTAGAGGTAATATTGAAAATGGGTTTATAAACTCTGAGATAACTGGCACTTCTAGATTAGACGGTGGTGCTTCCGTGACAGGGGTTGCAGTCACAGTTCAGAACACATCTCAAGGCACTGGAGGCTCAGAGGCTGAAAGTATTGCAAAAGTGAAAAGATATGCGCCTCTCAAATTTAGATCTCAAGACAGGTGTGTTACTCTTCAGGATTATGCAGCGTTCGCTAACACTTTTGCATCTAACTACGGATCCACCGGCAAAGCAACGGCAGTTGTAAATCAGGCTAACGCAACAGCTAACAGTTTACAAATATTTGTCCTAGAAAAAGCTAACGACTTCCAGTTAATACAAGCTACGACTGAATACAAATTACAGCTTCAGGAGGCTCTTGATGCTAAGAAGATGATAACGGATGATCCTGTTATTGTTGATGGTGTGATTAGAACTCTGGATGTAAATGTCAATCTTAGCTTAGATAGAAAGTTCAAAAGGGACAAAGCTCAAATAATTGCTAGAGCACGGAATACAATCCAAAATTACTTTAGAGTAGACAATTTTGAGTTTAACCAAGATTTCAACCCTCAAGATCTTGTTAGAGTCATTCTAGAGGAGCCTCAGATAAGATTTGCAGAGGTAACAAACATCGACTCTACCATTGAAGTTGATTACAACGAAATTATACAGTTAAATAACTTTTCTGTAACTGCTGAGTTTATCTAATGTCTTCTGGAAAGCAATACCTCACTGGTCAAAAATACTTCAAGCCTAATTATTACGAGGCTCTGAAGTATATCATACCTCAGTATCTCACTGAAGATGACATCGAAAACTTTGGTCAAGAAGTGGACCTTCGAGATCAAGTATTGAATTCAAACATTCAATTAGCTGAAAACTTCCACACTCTTATAGAAGTTAGCTCCGTCGCACACACTGCGTTTAGCAGTATTGATACGTTAGCTGGTATATCTAATTACTTTGTAAAGCAAAATAATCTAACGAATGTAACCTCTAGATCTTTTCAGAATAAAATTCTTTCTCCTTTAGGCGTTTCGATCCAGGATTACGATTCAAGTTCTGAATTTTCTAATTACATTTCAGGTACTTTGTTACCTAGTATCACTTTAAATAATGCGTCTCCACCCACTTTCGTGACTGGGCATTCCCCTTCGGATACACACAATTATCTAATTGAGAATTTATCTTGGCTGTATTTTCTTAACACATCAGGTCCAAATGAGACATACAACCCATCGACCGCAGTAACTGAGCAAATAGTTGAAAAGTTATACACGGGTCAATCTATTCAAACTGTAGACGGTATTAAGATGCTCATGGACTTTGTATGGAGAGACGGGCACACAGCATACTACCCAGAAGTTTTCAAAGCCTCCTCTACAACTTTTACAAGCGGGACTCAACAATTAGATAACTTGAAAACCTGGATAGATGTTATCTATTCTCCCCTTCAATCGGACTTTGCAGATTTTACCGTCAGAGACAGGTTTGCTACGTTCATACAGAATAGTATCTTAACTAATAATAAGATCCCAAACGGCCCTTTTACTAAATTCCTAAGAGCACTGTCTTTTGTTGCTCAAGATGTTAATGATACTTCAGAGAGATTAGGCTCTTTGTATGATATATCAGAGTGTCCTGATGAATTCTTACCTCTTCTGGCAGAATTGATTGGTTGGGATCTTTTCGGATCGGACCCTCAAAGATGGAGACTTCAACTTAGGAATGCTGTTGATATTTATAAGACCGTGGGTACAAAGAAATCCATCCAGCTTGCGGTTAATAGTATTCTTCCTAAAGATCAATTCAGGATAGATACATCTGTCACTGAACTTAATGAATCTTATGTTCCTTACTTAATTTACTATTCTCTTGCAACAGAGTCTAGCTACTTTAAATCCTTTGACGACTGGACGGAACCATTAGCTAATGAGATGCAGGTTTCCGGCTACTCCACAACCAGCTTAGACGAAAATCTAAAGTTGGCAGTTGACCGCATCCTTCTAGAGACTTACGAAAAATTTAAAGATAAGTTTGGTGACATCCCAAATCAGCAAAAGGGTTTCAGATACAGAGGTCGAGTGTATCCTATCCCTCCGTTCGAAGAATATTCATATTACATGAACTTCGAATTAGATAGAGACATAATAGAATTTATTAAAGATAGGCTTGTATGCTTCGGAGTTTCTCAAACTTTTGCAAATCAATTTGAAAGCTATCTTGTCGAATATGCTTTGGACGACGATGACGAGCCTAGAACATCTAGCTTCCTTTTATTCACGCCAGATTATAACGACCCACCGAACCTCTCAAACTTAGTAGCTAGTGGTTATAACGAAAAGTTTGAATATGTCTCACTATGGTCAGGTAAATCATCTCACTTTAAAATAAAATATGACGCTAGCTCTTTCGATTTCGATGATGAGGACATTGAAACATCCGGTGCTGGCGGAGCTTTCTTAGTAGCCTCCAAGCTTGCAAAAGATTTTACGCCTGCTCATGCAATTCCTCTTATAAATTTAGAAATATCTTATATTGATCCTCTTTCTGGGAACTTTGCATCAGCACTTCCCCTGATTCATCCGAGATGTGAAGAGCAAGAGTCTAGAAGTTCTAAGAATCATTTTGTAAGCGGTGTAGGGTTTGATACTTACATGCGAGACGTTCGCCCTGGCGGAAAGTTATTTGGTAGGAATTACTTAGATAACGTAGACTCTGCTCAGGTTCTCGCAGGAACAAGTTTAGATGCCATACCTAGAACATCCATTCGTAGAAGAAACTATGAAAAACTCTTACCTAAGGATGGTTACTACGACCGAACTGGATTTAATATGCCGATTTCATTTACAATGGCATCGAGCGTCAGCGGTCTTCCTTTAGGTTTGAATCCTAGTTCTTATGTGTACACCCCTGTCACTGATCACGTTAATCTTCCTGCAATATGGAATCAGTGTGAGGGTTACAACTCCGCTAACAGCTACTACACATATGACGTAAGCAACACGTTAAACGCCAGAGGGTCCTCGACAGCTTTTCCCACTAATCAAGATCTGACAGTTGATAGATGTCAATTGCCTGATATTTATGCCATGATGCATAAAGTTAAGGAAAAGTCTAAAGTTCTTCAAGCTTCAGCCACCTACGGCCCTGCTACAGAATATCAGCTTTCTGTCAGCAATGTGTATCAATCATACGCAAACTCATCCACTGAGTATCAGGGAGATTTCCCAAACTCTGTAGAGGATTATCATAACTATTCTTTTGGTAGGGACTTGCATAAATTATACAAAATTTATGTAACGGATTATGTGCAACACCAAATGATTGAAAGGCTTCAATATGTTGATGGCGCAAACATATTCTCTCATGCTTTTGGTCCTGTTTTACTAAATCACGATTTTGAAGATGTAAGTTCCACAAGCTCAGTAATAACGTCTTCTCTGTCTGCGTCCCCAATACTAACTCCTAGGAGTTCAGCGTTTAGTGGTGAGCAATCTTACGCCGCCAGCGCGGCTGATGACATGTATCTAGATACCTTTGAAAAAGTGTTATCAGGCGCTATTGATTATGTAGAATTAATTCATACGTCTGGGTCTCCAGATACCAATAGTTTTTCCATATTTAAAATACCCACTAGCTTCAAGAAGAGTAGTGATGACCCTTACATGTTTGATAGTACTTTTGTGTTATCAAGATCTTCTGAGGGTGGCCTTCCTAGGGTGAGATTCGACTTGGAAAAATACAAAGCTCCTAGTGATCGCCCTATAGATACAAACTTTTTATTACCCGAACATACTCATCAAGCTAGGGTTAATCTTTTAATCTCAGATAATAATGGTTTAAACTTTGGAGGAAGGCAGGTTGGATTGTGGATTCACACGAAGCCTGAGGGAGGTAAGATGTGGTCTTATGATCCTAAAGGTAATTGGACTCAACATAGTGCTCTCACCACCAGAACAAATGTGGTGGATAAATTTGCTCACGTTTTTAAAATTTCTGAGAAAACAAAGGAAGAAACACCTTCTGAATTAACAAGATACGAATGTATCGATAATGTAGCACTAAATTCTGAGATATCTCCGGTAGCTAGATTTAGAAAGGAAGATTTTGAGCAAATCTCAGTGGAGTTCAATACACAAAATAAAAATATCCGACTTCCGAAAGATTACAGACAAGACTACACCTTACTGCACCGCAAAAATCAAAAGTATGTTGTAGAAGTGTTCCTGCTTCCAGACCAAGACACTGAAAGGTTCATGCTCTTGGATAGCGTCGAACTTCAAAACTTAACACTGAAGAGGATGTCTGAAATCTTTGTGACAGGAAGATATCAGAATCCTCTTAACGTGGTCTCAGAACAAGTTATAAGCAAATGTGCCGAGCATCGAGTTGAGTTAAGCAAGGATGACCTAAGAAAAATATTAACATTCTTCAATAATATATCTGGTAAGAATTCACAAACGGGTCTCGCATCCAGAGACAAGACTAAAACTGCGACTATAATGGGAGCAGAGGGTGGTTCCAGATTGGATTACAGATATCGAACTAATTTCTTCGAGATTCGTCCTTTCTCCACAACCACTCTTATTGATCAGATAAATATAGACGTATAATGTTTTTACAGGGATTTGGAGAAGTACTAACTGATATATTAACAGTTAATCCTGAACTGAGCGGTATCACTGCTGCTAGTTCCATTTTAGATACTTCCAACTACACTTTCCATGCTATCACTTACGGTAAGGATGCTCAAGGATTTAATTTTCATGCTCACTCTGTGAGCACTGTAAACCGTGTTGATGGCGTTGTTACTGGGTACAATGATGATCATGTCGTGGCTATTAACTACACCAATACTGCTCCGATAGTTAGCTCTTACCCCGCTAGTGCAGTTCATAATACTTTCTCATCGACTTATACATCTTTACCTCATTATCCTGCCGTAAATCATACTCGTCTTGAGTTAGCGTCCACTCAAACGACGCCCTCTGTGGCCTTTTCTGCTGCGGGTCCTGATTTAGGCCACTACCCAAACGCTTGGATAGATACCACATTAAGCAATGCTTGGACGATCATAGGAGGCTTTGCGCCGCCCTCGGCGGCTGGAAAATCTTGCAATCTGTACAACTCTGCTGGAGTACTGATAGGCAGCGGAGTGTTGAGTGGCGTATACAATCAAAATGAGGTTATTGACAAAGATGGCTATATAACCGTCAGTCAGGTCAGTGGGTTAAATGGTCAATTAGGTGCGGACGGTCAGGGCTTTGAGCTTTCAGGCGGTCCTGTAATGTTTAGCTCAACTACCTCAGGGGTCCAGCTAAGTAAAGGAATCACTGCCATGGCTGTTGTTCCCCAGCACGGGGATGCGGTAACTCTGGCTGCTTATGGGGGAATAAATCATATAGGGGTTTACTGCTTAGATCTGAGGACCATGCTGGCCTCAGGTATAACTCCACCTTATTCTTATAATGCCCTAAATAATAACAGAATTTACAAATTAGTTTCTAAAGTAAGTTTCTTAGACAACCTGATAAATCACGAAGATGCTACTATTTCAGGTTTGTTAGAAAGGTTAAACAGAGGCACAGGATTACTCAATAAGGGTCCGACATACGTATTAAAATTTAATTTCTTGTAACATGCATAAGTCATTCGTAGAGCAAATCGGTATGAAGGGACACCTCACTATTCACAAGATTGCAAATGGTGAGGAGGAACTTGTTTATGATGAAGACAACGTTATTACGTCTGGCTTTGGTTGGTCATTATCTCACCTGTATGGTCTCGCAGGATCTCAATCCATTACGGACTTTCAGATTGATAGATTTCAATTAGGTGTTAGCGGCCACTCTGGGAATCAAGTAAGTTCCACCTTTGAGCTTTCTGGGCCTTTATCTTCCACCGCAGAATACACGGGGACAGGCACAGATAGTAACCTCCATGCGCCTTCAGCAAACCTATTCCTAACTACAACACCGGGTGGCGAGGTTATAGAGGAGCAGGTATTTGCCAAAATTCCTTTTGCAAAGGTTACCAAAATAGATGACAGATCTGTTAGGTACACTATTTTTATTGATGAGGATTCTTGTAATAACCTTCAGAGAGATATCAACGGTGATAATAGTTTGCAGGATGTTTCTCTTAATGAAATAGGTCTCTTTGTTAAAAACACTCGTGGTAAAACTGATAAGGATGAGAGTGTTTTAGCGGCATATAGATATTTTAGTAATATAACCAAGACCTCAGATTTTGGTCTTGTATTTAGATGGACAATCTCATTCGGATAATATGCTAAACCCAAGTGATGTGTATGTTTCTGGCGGAACAAGTGATTTATTAGTCTGTTGGACTGATAAGGTCACAAAGTATGACGCCAGTTCTTTTTACAACTTTGAGCAGGATAATCTGCCTTTACATGATCTGGATGAGAGAACTCACCTTTTATGGGAGAGAATGGGACATCCCACTTCCTCTGTTGCAGGAATGTCATTCATTGTCTCTGGTGATGCAACATCCTCGTGTAACCCTCAGTATTTTGTGGATTTAAGCTCGTGCTTAGAGGCTTTACCTGATGTTATTAATTATCCAATACTAGTTGAAGTCGCGAGTTTTGGCAATCTGGGTGATCTTAAATTATCTAATAAGACTTTCGGTCCTGATGGGGCGTTGGAGATCGTCAACAGAAACTCAGCTTTTGCAGGTGCTGTTGATCTTAGCAACAACCCAATGACCTTTGACGACATTGATAATACTGTCGGGTATAGTTTAGCCACAACGGTAAGCTCAATATTTGATGCTTCTGCACCTTCTATAACTTTTGATCTTTTTAATTCATTCTTATTTTCCACGGAAGATAGAACATTCATCGCATCCACAACCAACAGGTTTGATGATCCTCGCTATGCTGAGAAAGAACAATATGTCTTCACTCGCCGTGTAGGCAGGGATCAATTAGGTGTCCTAACAGCTTCATTAAGTAGCACGCATGTCCCTTTTGATAACACAGCATTGGACAAGGCGTCTAGTGGACTTCTCTTTGATATTTACGATAAGTTATATCGCAGCGAGGCTGGCGATGCTATGAATTCGTTCGACGCTAGTACTCTTAATGAGACTGATAACACAACCGTATTGTTCCCTCCTCAAAATTTGACAGATGGGTCAGATGTAGAGGATGTAGTCGCGGCTTCTCTTTACTTTAATCATTTAAACTCCATAAAGATTTCAGACTGTGATGGTCCTATTTATATTAGAAACTTCACGGTAGATGGCCAGAGGTCTAAAGAATATGGTATTGAGATTTCTAACTCAAATGTAAATCTGGAGAGATGCTCAGTTTCTAGATGCACTAAAGCCGGTCTTTACGCTATGAACTCTCGTGTAAATCTTCTTAGAGGCTTTGTAGCTTTCCGAAACTATGGATTTGAAAATGGTGCTCGTGTCGGCACTGACTATGCAATTAAGAGGGAGAAGTACAGCGTACTAGATAATTACGGTGCGGGCATCTATGCAGAAAACTCTACAATAGATTTTAAGAGCACTTACGCCAGAGACGTTGACAAGTCTTCTGAAGCCTCATCTTTAATTTACACTCACACTCATTTTGATAAGGATTTACCTGTACCATCTCAAGAGAATTTGTACTGCTTATCCAGAAATGATATTGGTCTGCACGCTATAAACTCAAACATTCTAGGAGGCCGAACAGAGCTTGATGGTTCTGCAACTAGAGCATGGCAGGATGCTATTCAAATTTTCTCCGAGTTGAATACTGAAGCGGGTGCCCGCTTGAATAATTGTAGTCTCAACCTCGCAGGTAGGTTCTTACTTTACGGTAATTACTTCGGGTTAGATGCTTACAACAGCGACGTATCTTTTGATTACTTCAAAGCTTACGGAAACCAGAAAGAAGGCATGAAATTAGATGGCTGTGCATTCACTTATAACAACAATGTGTATGCAGGTTATTTGGGAGCCTCTCTTTACAATACAGCTAGAGACGACTACTTCCAGCATCAAGTCACCTTGTTACACAATGGTGCTGCTATTACAGCTAACAACTCTACTATATCTCCCGTTTACGCAAGTTCAATGCCTGATTTCTATGAGACTTTCATGATTTCCGGCACTCACGGCGTTTATCATGAGGGCATAAATGGCGTAGTAACACATGACGTAAAGCCAAACGTGCATTTGAATTCGTCTAAGCTTGACGCGATTCACGCTTCTATTTATCCCGTGGCTAATGGTACCGTGGCAGAGGCTTGCCTCGGTGAAGCCATCGCAGCCAAAAACGGATCCAAAGTTTACCTTAGAGGATCTAAAAACTATGCCAACAAGGTAATTGGTGATAATAGTGGCAATGCTCAACATAGAAGAGCAGGCATCTACGCCTCTGAAAACTCTACAGTTTCCATTCAAGGTCCAACTGTAGTGGCTCAGTTTGGTGTCGATGTTTTAGTTGATAATAACTCTGAATTAGAGATTTGCCCTCACCGAGATGATGAGGGCAACACCTTAGCGTCTTCCTTTAATCTAGATGATGGATCGAACCATACAATGGTCGAACTTCACTCCACCAGAGCTTGCCTTGTGGCTGATAACGGATCGGTTATCAATCTTCAAGATCTTGGCTCTTATCACGATCTCTGGCCTAACGCTGACGGAACTTACGGACCTGCATTAGACCTAACAAGGCTAGACTATCTCAAGAAGGGTCAGGCGGGAACGACTGATTACGTTTCTTCTGTTAGTGCTGGGTCTTTACAATTCTACCCTAATGCCTTTATTAATCAAGCAGACTTACCGTTCAAACCAGATAAGACAAATCTCACTGCGAAGCATAGGAATTTTGATACTGGTAGTTACACTCCTCAGCCTTACTATTACATTTTCGATGTTCCGATAGCTGAATCTGATAAGCTAACTCAAACTTCGGGCGTAACGACGGGAGGTATGTGTCTGAGAGCACTCAATAAGAGTAAAGTTAATGTTCAAAACGTACACTTCCCGACAGGTCACGTTCAGACATCGGCTGTGATTTATGATCTTAGTGGCACAGATGACGTTGGTGAAGCTAACTGTTCTAGAACGTTTATATGGAACATAGCTGATGATTCTATCCTTAAAGCTAGTTACTTATCGGTGAGCGGAAAGCACCCTCAGGACTCTGGATATGTAGGACCCTCCGGTACTTGGGGTAACTCTCAGCCCTTCTCTGGAGCGCCTAACTCAACTCCTGACACATCTAGCTTGTCTGTATTAGACTACTATGGTGCCGATGGCGCTGGTCAAAATCTTTTTGGAACTGGCTCTGCTAAAAACTATGGAGCATTTAGATTATACTTCTCAATTGATCCTTTAGCTAATTACCTAGTAGATCCCTCCTCAGTTGTTAGTGGTTATGTGCCTCAAGTATTTGCTCAGGGATATCAATTCTCTGGAAACTTGTCTGCGCCTGGAACTGTAAGCGCAGAATACACTAAGGCTCAGTTTAGTGGAGTTGGCCACATACCTAGTTCCACAGGTTTCCATTACGCTTCGTCAATGGTTCATAGCCCTAAGACGGTCAAAGCAGTCTTAGATGATTCCGCTATGAATAGTTTTGCAAACGCAAAACACAATACTGCTAATAAGTCTGGTTTAGCGAATGTAGTAACTAGATATGACCCCTACGATCAATTATTTGGTGGAGACTCGACCTCGGATAAAGGTAAGGGTAAGGGTGTTGCATCTGTAAATAACTTTAATCTTAGGAAATTGAACTGATGGCAATAAATTATTTTGAATCTAGTAACCGTTACACAAATCCGGTAAGATACTTCAAAGCTAATGATCCCTATTACTATGAAGTAGATAATATCCCAATTAAACAATTGGAGGAGAATGCAAAGTTTCTCAAGGATCAAGTTGATGGACTCTTAAAGAACCAAGGTAGAGAGTTTTTGGAAACGGGTGAAACAACCACGTTAGATAGAACTAGGTTCAATGAGTTAAAGCCAATTGTTGACGGGACTGATTCCAAGGTTAGAGTTTTGCCGGGTCGTTTTACGGCTAGAGTCAATGATGCTTACACTAAGACTCCTCTTCAAGTTATCACTCAAGTTTTTGATTCGCAGCCTTTCCCCCCTACAAATGATTATGATGTCGAGACGGTAAATGGAGACACCGTGGCTGCTGCTTTGGCAAAATGGCAGTCTAAAACTTCAGCAAACGCAACTCTGATGAATGGTCTTTTTGAAAGATCGTTCGTGTATCCGATGAAGGATAATGACAAGGTTGGTGAGGGTATAGACATTGATAATCCTAATAATGTTAATGCAGCCGCTGGGAGCTTATTATCGGATCAGTCTGCGTGGCCTGGATTCTTAGGTTACTTGCACGAGTTCAATACTAATGAAGCTCGCACGAGAATCTCCAACATGGAGTTCGGTGCCGTTACAGATATCTTCAGGCAAAATGGAAGATTAGAATCTAACTTCATAAAGAGATGGAGAGGCGTCACCAGAACTTCTATTGTAGATGTTGCTGAAACTTTAGAGATTGAAATTCCTAAGTTTGATTCTGAAGAATTTTTCTACCTTGATGCAAGTGGTGACAAGCAGACAGTTGAATCAAACCAGAGAATCGACCTTCTCTTTATTTACTCTAAACCTGTCGATGAGTCTGAGACGACGCTCCCATCATACACTAATGGTAGTCCTAGAAAAATTACAAAGCCCACTTTAGGTATTGTAAAAGGTGCGGGACTAGGTGTCAACAGAAAAACAGGAAATGAAGCTCAAGACCTGACGGGTCTTCAAAGTCTTGACGGGGTATCCCTTATGGTTCCAAACAGTTCTGATGAACTCTCGGAAAATACGGGGTTTCAAACTTCTGCTGGAGTCGCAATTAGAGGTTCGTTCCCGTCACCCGATGACTTGATGAATTTAGCTCCTCTTCTTTCGGAGAACTTATCCACAACATCAGTTGCTCTTATCGGTCAGTCTATTCTTCCGGTTGCTTACATTGTGGTCAAAAAGGATGCTGGCCTAAACTCTCAAGCGGATGCCATCATTACTAATGATGATGTTATTGACATCAGACCGTTCTTTAGAACAACTGAACTTGCTTACAATGAGAGAGCCGGAATTGCCGCCGCGACCCCTCAGGTCTCACTGGCTAACCCTGTAGTCACCGAGTCTCACCTGGAGCTTGTCGCTAGGCAGATTAAGGAGGACTACACTTCTAAGCTTAATTCTCCTGAAATAGAAAAAGCTAGAATAGTCGGCGCAGGTACAATTAAGGGTGGTATGTTTTATGGAGTTGAAGGCGCTTTAGCATCTTACGTTAAAGACCAATTCAATGCCACAACCTATCAGGGTGCGAAAGCGGTGGTTGAAGATAGGTACGGATACGCCACCAACTCCATCCCAGACCTTCCTGATTGGGATATTTCAAGATGGTGCCAGCAGAGCACATTTGGTCAGAAAGGAACATTCCCTAATGATAGAGTGAACTATTTCCAATGGGGTGTCAACGGTAATGGTGCTACCACTCAAGATCTAAAGTTCTCTGCATTTAAGAGTAAACCTAATGTCAATGATTTAAATGCGGCTTTTACTTCTAACACAAACCGTATTGGTCGTCTTGGCACTAACAAAACGTTTCAAAATGGATCTACAAATACTCTACCAGATGAAAGTGCATCTCAAGGTATAACGTCATTCTACTTTGTAGAAAAAACTATTCAGATCGACAGATCTCAAATCTCTTGGGCAAAGGATTACCACGTTGCTGTTGATTTCTTAAATTGTGTTCCCTTATCCGCTAGAGCAGATAGCTCATTCTCCTCCAACCAACTTAAGAATGCTGCTGGCACGGCTAATATCTGGGTTGATAAAAGAGAAAATGAGTTTACTATCTTTATCTCCTGGAGTGCTGATGATTTAGTTTCGTTCCGCAATGCCAGCCCTGCTAATAACCCGTGGCCTGAATCCATCGCTAGAAACAGAGATGATGGTCAACGCTACGCTGGGTTCTGCGTTATGAATTCAGACATTATGACTGCTCCAAACCCTAACGGAACATTTGGAGGTACTGCTGGCACCGGGGCTGGCACAGAGTCTGTAACTGCTGGTGTTGCAATATATCCAAGTGTGAGCTTCCAAGTTTACGGCATTCCTGGTGACATTGAATTACAATCTAGGAATTTAATGAGTCAGGCTAATCCGACTCTTACTCTACTGTAATGACTGGCATTCGTTTCGGGTGTGGAGAGTTTGTTCCAGGTGGGGAACCAATCATAGTCCCCAACCTAAACCCTCCCACACCTCCGACGATAGTACCGGATCCTCCTTTAAAGCCTACTCAGATACCCCCATTTATTCCTCCAACTGGGGATCCAATTAAGTTTAAATGTGTAAAATTTAGTTTGGCTCAGGCCCCTCTTAATTTTCCGCCTCCAGGTTTTGAACCTGTAAATCAATTTTATCAGGCTTGTTTTCCTTGTGATGGAAAGCTTAATCCTTTTGGTATTGGTCCTCCTAAGCACCCAGGACCTAACGACCCAGAATGTTTTTTTCGTACAAAGCCCGAGTGTGACGTTAACTGTCCCAACCCTGTTAGAAAGATAATTCCACGGCCTCCTCAAGATCCTCCAGGTGGTGGTGGTGGTGGCACCACCGGACCTACAACAGGAGGCCCAGCGCAAGCTATTCCAGCAGCAACAGGACCTACAACAGGAGGCGGCGCAGTATTCTATAAATGTAGGCAAACAATATTTATTTGCCCTGAAGATATTGAAAAGCCTAATCCTAGAATATTAAATATTCAACATAACTGCGTATTATGCAACTCCTTAACTCCTAACGGTTCTACAAATCTTGTAAGCACAGGATCTCCTAAGATTGTAGGTAATAAGGCTGTGCAGGTTTTTCAGTCGGATTGTGTTTATACTTCAAAAGCTCAGTGCGAGAACAGTTGTCCACCAGGACCAATAACAGGTAACTTTGTTCAAAATTGTCTAGACCCAGTTTCTATTGCCACTCAGCCAACAACTGGCGGCGGTGCATCAGAACCCACGATTACTACTATAAATATAGCTCAACAAGCAGCACAGGATCCTACTTTAGGTATTTCTGTTAACGAACCGGGGTTATCGATTAACGAACCTGCATTGCCTAACGTTTCAATTGCTCAAGGTCAACCGTCTTTAAACGAGCCCGCAAATCCTAATGTGGTTGTCAACTCTAAGATCTTCCACAATACTTATAATTTCTTTGCTGCTACTCAGTCACAACAGACGACTAGCTTTACCACGATAAATTCATACTTAGATATATTTAAGAATAGTGTGGCCTCTGAGGTTGCTGATCTTATATTTAATCAGGGTAGTCTGGAGTCTTGGAGAGAGGGAACACTATTTGCTTTAACTTTAGACGATATTGAGATTAGCTTAATCCCTGACCTATTAGATGCGTTTAAAATTATACACAAACCTGGAGGTCAATTAGTGGGTAAAAATGCATTCCTTGAGATGGTTAGAAAGCATTTACTCACCGGGACTTTAGACGAAATTGACGCAGAATATTACAAGACATTGGCGCGACGACAGTTAAATGACACCAGATTACAATTTGCAGGCATACAAGATCGCGATATCTCTGAGAGGGCTGGCCTTGGTTTAGTAGGTAGCCAATCAGTTGTTGCTGACTCTAATCAACTTGTCAATGTTCAGAAGAGGCAAGTGCGTAGACAGAGAAGATTCTTAACAGATATTAATGCTAGAATATCCAACGATGTTGTCGAGTCATCACAAGATATAGATTTACCTTTAACAGATATTGGGTTTGATGTCTCCACACTGGCTGGTGATAGTTACAAGATTACCATCGGTGAGGGTGATGGTTATTACATCCCTGCTAAATTAGCAGATGGTGCTGAGGTACCTCTTCTTCTTGAGACGGATATCGCAAAGACTTTCTATGTTCCTCCTGAAACTAGATTTAATGCCTTAACGCTTTTCAAAGAAGATCCATCCTATCTTTTAACAGCCTCCGCAGCGACTAACAAAAACGAATTAGTTGCGGGGGACACAGGGGTGACTGAGCTTAAGCCTCTTTACTTTAAACTGGACATTTCAAGTGTTACCTACTCACCTAATACAAATCCTTTAACGTCTCGTTACAGTGGCAACTATGTTGTCGAAACTAATCAAACAGTTATTGACGAGCACTCTAAAAATAATGGGTTTGCTATCACTAGGGTTAACTTAGACTATCGTGATCCTTTGTATCGTTACATCCTGGATACAGGTAAGCTATCTTTAGCTCTAAATGATATAAACTTTGTAAGCATCTTAGATCCCAAGGATTATCCAGGTGGGATTCGTATAGCTAGAAATATTCCATTCGGACTAATTATCACTCCTGTAGCTGGCTCGAAGTTCAATCCTTTTAATGGACAATCTCAATTAGGATCTTTTGAAGATCCTTTTGTTAGAAGTATTAAACTTAATGCAGATATCAATATCTCGGACTCGGAGGAAACAAAACCTCAGCTAGATGAGGTTAATTTATTTAATGATACCGGAGATTTAAAGGTTGGATTGGCAGAGCCTGTTGACACTCAAAATGTAATCTACAAATATGACAAGGACAATGAGAGATATGTCAACACATATTTTAAGAATGGAGAATATCTAACAAGTGCCACTGTTACCGCTCCATCCTCTATGGGAGCTTCTTTCATGGTTAAAGATGTAATTGATTATCTTCTAGATACTCAGTCATCCAAAAATATTTCCTGGTATGATGTCGTCCGAAGAATGCCTTTAAACCGAGTGGGTGAGCTTATCTACGATAACGATCCTAGATTGATAGGTGAGTTGGAAAAGGGGTTCCGCCAGGGAATGAATATAAAATTCATTCTTAATACAACTAGGGATATTGAAGATACTCTCCTGCCCGATGATGATCGCACTATTATTAAAGAGGGAGATAGATAATGCCACTAATTGTTAAAGATGGAGACCCTACTCAAGGTCATGGTTGGCCGGGTGTTCCTCTTGCAGCGACAACAAATACGTCAGTAAAAATTGAAGGTAAGAACATTGTTGTCATAGGTGATACATCTCAGCCCGGTAATCATGCTGGCTGTGGTCCAGGAGGATGCGATAAAAGTCCCGATCACCCAGTAGCAACTCTAGCAGGTAGCCCTAATGTTTTTGTGGGTGGAATTCCTGTCGTCAGGGATGCAGATCCTATGGCGTGTGGAGATGTTGCTGACACTCCTTTTAGTACAGTTTACGCTAACGGTGGAGGAAACCAGCCTCAAATTCAACCTGGGCTTGACCCCTCAGCTTTCGAAACTATTGGTTACTTTGTAAGGTCTATTACTGACTCTTATAGTGTAACACTCCCTGGTAAAATCGTTAGACAGCGAATTTCATTTAATCCTCCGGCTTTCCGAGAAATCTGGCAGAGTTGGAGACCTCCTGCATTAACGCCTAAGGCGTCTAACGGGTTTAGAGTGACTCTTGTGGAGGAGGGTTCAGGGAGAACATTTACCAGTCTTCAGGGTGTCGGAGCACCGGGACTGCCTGCCGCAGCATCTCCAGTATTCAAAGAGCCTTTGGATCAATTTGTGAGCTATCAAGTTGTGAGGGGACCGTTCACGGTGAATAACTCAGGCGTTTTAACCTTAAATCCCAATTTTGTACCGCCGAAATCTGAGTTTAACAATAATGTTTTCGCGAGAACTATACCTGTCACAGTTAGAATATTTTTATCAAGATCCTCTGCGGTTATCAAGAAAGACATTGTGTTCGATGTTAACCTATCGTTGACCACAAGTTAATTTTTTAACATTTTAAAACGGACCAAAAGAGTACATATAGTAGTAATAGGAGTATTTTTAGTATGAGATACATTGATGTTGATGACGATTACGTCGGTAAGATCTTAGCCGCTAACAAGCTGGCTAACGGTTCGGATTCCTTGACTGAGGCTACAAAGGCGAAGAAGAAGGAAGAGGAGCATGATGATGAAGACAAGCAACAAGAGCAGCAGCAAATGGGTGAAGCCACAGATCTTCACGAGTGCCCGCTCTGTGAGTCGCAGTTAGAGAATCCTCTGAGTGTTGAGCAGATTCAGGAGCACATTGAGTTCATCCTGGAGACGATCAACGAAGCCGAAGAGTTCGAGGGCGAGGAGCTTTCGGAAGCTGAGGAAGAAGACGAGGACGAGGACGAGGAAGAAGAAGATAACGACAACGATTGAGGTTAAAAGATGAGCGCAAGCACTAAAGATCTTTTAGCCTTATCTGAGGGTATCTTAGCTGACCCGACTCCCGTGAAGGAGGTTCCTGTTACTAATCCCATGCTCGACGATGGTTTAAAGGCCGTCGTCGTTCCTGATTCTTATGTTGATCAAGTTCTAGGTTTCGCGGGCGCCTTACAGGAGTCCACAAAAACTGAAGTGATTAAAGAGTCTGAGGTTAGTGAAGAGCCCGTTCAGATTTCAGAGGCTGAGTTATTAGAACAAAAAATTCAAGATCTCGTTGAGAGGCTTAAAAGTCTTCTTGGCGAGGCTAAGAATGTTTTACAAGAAATGACTACTGTGGGAAGCCTTGGTGTAGGCCCTCAGAAAAAGATGTCGCTTAAGAAGACTGAATATCCTCCAAAGCCGTCTAAGTCAATGAAGTATGGTAAGAAAATAACGAGCGCATATGGATCTCGTAAATCTAATAAAAGAAACTAGAGCAACAAAGGCTAAAGGTTCTGAGGAGGGTAGGTCTAAAATGAAAAAGACCTCTCGAAAGACCAAAGCCGGTAAGTCTCGTGTTAAGATTTACAAATCTATCACTGACGCTCTCAGAAATGGTTACGTCGGTCAGATATTCTCTACTACAAACTCAGATAGGCTTTATGTCATCACCAAGCAAAAGTGGGGCAAAGACGATGAGCAACAAGTAGGGGGTAGAACGGCTAAGGGATTCTCGCCTGGAAGCATACCTTCTAACTTCTCGGATATTAAGAAGTATGCGGTTAGAACAATGATGAGACATGGTAAACAACGCTCTGATAAATTCAAGAGCAAGAAGTACTGGTCTCGCAAACAGAAATAAGGGTTATTATGTTACTCGTAGAATACAACGTTTTAGACAGAGTTGAAGTTATCAATGAAGGGACAGAGGGTAACACCCGCCTTCGCCTGCGAGGTAAGTTCCAGCAATGCGACGAGCAGAACAACAACGGTAGAATCTACCCTCGTAAGATTCTCGAAGCACAAGTTAAGGCTATTCAAGAGAAGATTGGTGATCGCTCCTTAGTTGGTGCTCTCGATCACCCAGCCAACGACGCTATTCACCTTTCGCAGGCATCGCACTTAATCACGGGTCTTTCTGTTGGTAAGAATGGTGAGGTCATCGGTGAGTGCGAGATCCTTTCAACCCCTAACGGCAAGATCGTCGAAGCTCTGATCAAAGACGGTGTTAAGATTGGTATCTCTAGCCGTGGTGTTGGTAGCGTCACGGAAGGCATCAAAGGCAAGATTGTTAACGAGGACTTCAAACTGATTACGTTTGACCTTGTTTCTGACCCGTCCACGAGAGGTGCGTTCCCTGAGCTTACCGAATCGATGCGTGAAAACAGTGAGCGTGCTCAAGCTATCGTTTCGCAGCACAAAAAGGATCGCGTTCTTCGCACAATTCTTGAAAGCAAGATTGAGGAAGCTTTAAACGAAAAGAAAAAACTATCTCCTGCTCAAAAAAAAATCGCTAACTTAACTCCACCAGAAGATGAGATCGATGGTGGCGACCTCAAAGCACTTCGATCTAAGAAGAGGAACGAATCTAAGTTCCCTGATCTGAGCGGTGATGGTAAAGTCACCTTTAAAGATATTTTAATGGGTCGTGGAGTTATTAAGGGCAAGAAGAAAAAGAAGAAGAAAAAAAGAAGAAGTGATGAAATAACAGGCACTGCGAAAGGAACGCCTAATATACCGGCTGCGGGCAAGGCTGCTGAGAAGAGAGAGAAAAATCCTCTTAAGGGCCTCAAAATGGCGACTAGAAGAGTCGTGACCTCAATTGCAGACGCTCCTAGGTTAAAGTCGGCAGAAGATAGATCTAAGACTGCTGCTGGTATCAGGAGGGATCAGCTTAAGACAGTTCCTCCACCACGTAGACAGAGATCTTCCACCGAAATCAAAGGATCTTCCATTGCGGAGAAAAGAAGTTTTACACCTCCTAAAAGAGGAAATGACGAATCTGCCGCTGACTTTCAAGCGAGAAGTAAAGCTGAGAAATTAAACTTCGATAGAGCACAGTCCGTAAGCCGAGAAGAACACCGTAAAGGTATTCGTAAGCGTAGGGCTGCTGAGAGACGCGGAACTGGAGGCAGACGCGGGCCTCAAGGTAGAAGGACGGTTGCTAAAGTAGGTCCTGCTCCTGGGGAGACTGGGATGCAGATGGCATCTACAGAAATCTTTGGCCAGAGGGTTGTTGAAGCCTACAGAAAATCGATGAGCGATTATGATATTGATAGGCAACAGAGGATGGGGACCGGGGATTTTGATTCTAGGACTGACAGAGATGCTCCTTTGAAAACAGCAGGCGCTCGCAAAACCGCTAAAGTTATTCGCCGAAAAGCAGGTAAGGCTAGAGCTAAATACATCCGTCAAAGCCAAGACCTATACGGGTCAAAGCCATAGCCAAAAAAACAAATAAACCCAAGGAATGAACCATGCCACAACATGAAGACTATGAAGATAACACTAAACAGACAATAATCGTGAAAGACGAAAAAGCAGCAATTAGAATGAAGCGCGAAGAAGCGAAAGCGGCCCGTGAAAAATACAAGGCCGTTGTAGCTCGTGAAAGAGAAGAGAAGGCTGCTGAACGTGCGATCAGAAGAGATCAGATCCAGCTTGAATTAACTAAGCTGAAACTGTCTCAAAGTGCGAGTGAGAAAGCCCGTACAAACATCGCTCTTACAACGCCTGCTCTGCTCGTTTTACTTATCGGTGGATTC